CGGGCTCCACGAGGTGCGGTGGCGGTTCAAGCTGCAAGCCGGCGGGCAGGAATTCGCGTGGGTCGAAGACCTGCAGATCGTGCTGTCCGCCGAGGTGGTGGGCGGCGCGGCGCGGCGCTACTGCACCGTCGATCAGGTGCGCGACGAGGGCGTCCTCCCGGCGCACGCGAGCGACGCCCGGATCGAGCGGCTGGCCGAGCTTGCTACCCTGCGGATCGACAGCTTGTGCCGCTGGTGGTTCGACGCCCGGCAGCTGACCCTCGTCCTCGACGGCAACGGTCGGCAGGTGCTTCCGCTGCCCGCCCCGGTCGTGCGCCTGGACACGGTGGACGACTTCGGCGAGGCGGTGACGCCGGCGGACCTCCAGCACATCGGGGCCGCCCCGCTGGTGTTCGGGAGCCCCTACAACCCGCGGGGGCCGAGCCTGGGCTACACCGAGGCGGGCGGCTACACCTGGACCGAAGGCCGACAGACGGTGACCCTGACGGGCGTCTTCGGCCGCACCGAGGACGATGGGACCGACCTGGGCCGGGTGCCGCTGGAGATCCAGCGCGCCTGTTGCCTGCTGGTGGTGCAGCAGATCGACCCCGCTGTGGATCGCCTGGACGCCCCGGATGCCAACCGGCTGATCAGCCTGCGCACGCGGTCGCAGTCGGCGGCGTGGGCGGCGCTACGGGGCAACGAGGCACCCCTGACGGGCGTGCCCGAGATCGACGACATCATCGCGCGCTACCGGCGCCCGATGGAGGGGACGGGGGTGTGAGGTGCGCGGGCGGCTGATCATGCGGTTCAAGGCGGAGATCCACCGCCTCGACGCGACGGCGATTGACGCCGTGGATCCGCCCGGAGCACCGGCCGCGGGCTTCGACCCCGTGTTCAAGGAGCCCCGCACCGAGATCGCCAGCGGCGCCCCGGCACCGATCCTGCGCTACCTCGACCCGATCCAGCTGCCGGTGCAGGTGGAGGACGACACCTTCGAGGCGCTGGCGATGCACGAGGCGGGCGACGAGGCGCGCTCCGCGATGACCCTGACCTTCCACCTGCGCGACCTGGAGCGGGCTGCGCTGGTGGAGGCGGACGGGACCCCGTCGCTGCGCCCCGGTGACCGCCTGGGCGCGATCTACTCGTCGCGGGGCGTCCTCGTGCAGTCGATCCGCAACCCGCCGGGCCTGTTCTTCGAGTCGGTGACCCCGAGCGGGTGGGGGCTGTCGCTGACCAACGCGCAGCGGAACCTCGTGGTCGTGAAGCTGCGGGCGCAGGCGCACACCGTGCGGGCGCGGGTGTAGCTGTGGCGGTGAAGAAGATCGGGTCGTGGGACCTCGCCCGGGCGCTCGTGGCGCAGGGCTCACCGGCGCAACTGAAGCGGGCGACCCTGACCTCACTTCGGCAGGAAGGGCACGCGCTGCGCGCGCGCATCGTCCGGGGCTTCAAGGATCAGGACGGGGGCGGCAAGAAGTGGCAAGAACCGTCCGTGCTGACGCTGGCGCGACGGCGCCTGGACGGCTTCCGAGGACGGAAGGCGCTGCTGCGCCGGGCCGACCTGCGCAACGCGATCTCGGTCGAGGTGCTACCATCGACGTTGGAGGTGTTCGTAGGCGTGCCGCGCAAGGCGCGGGCGAAGCACCGGGACCCGGGAGCCAAGGGCGACCTCGTGGACGTGGCGCAGATTCAGGAGTTCGGGGCCGGTCCCTACGCGATCCGCATCACCCCGGCGATGCGCCGCTTCCTCGGGATGCTGTTCCGCGAGGCGGGCACCACGGGGTCGCGGGGTAGCGGCGGCGGCTCCGCGGGCGTGGTGGTGATCCAGATTCCGGCGCGCCCCTTCCTCCGCCCCGCCTTCGCGAAGCACAAGATCGGCATCGGCAACCGCTTCCTCCTGCGCGTGGCGCAGAACCTCGGGTGGGCGCCGAAGGGGCGCATCTAGTGGCGGTGCCAACCATCAACGCGATCACCCCGGCGGAGGGCGAGATCCGGGGCGGGACGCACGTGCGGATCACCGGCACCGGCTTCGCGGACGACGTGGACGTGGCGTTCGGCGCCCTGTCGCCCATCGTGGGGCGCTCCGGCGTCCTCCCCGGGGGTGGTGACGCCTTCGTGGACCTGCTGCTGCCAGAGGGGCCGGACGTGCCCGCGGGCGCCGAGGCGCCCGATCCGGTCGACGTGGTGCTGCGCAACCTGGACGGCGACGGCGATCCGGTGGGCGGCGAGGCGGTGACCGAGGTGGACGGCTTCCAGTGGCGGCGGGCCGACCTGACCGGCGACTGCGGGCTGGTTCGGCTGGCGAAGACCATCGTGCTGTCGCTGCGGCGCGGGGTGCTGGAGAACACCGAGATCGCGGTGGGCGTGGAGTACGAGGACGACGGCGGCGCGGTGCGCGCGACCTACGTGGCGAACACCCCGGGGCTCGTCCTCGCGGGACCGACGATGTCGCGCAACAACTTCCTCCGGCGGACTGCCCGGCGCTACGAGCCCATCGTGGGGGGCGACGTGCTGATCCGCGGGCCGAGCCTGACCTACGACCTGGAGTTCGTGATCAACGTGAACACGCGCACGAACCTCCAGCGGTTCGCGCTGGTGCAGGCGTGCGTCCAGTGGTTGCGCGCCCATCCCTGGATATCTATGCTCACCGATGAGAGCGACCCGGACGGCGGGACCTCCCGGTGGCGTGTTGAGCCGGGGGAAGCCCGGATGCCGCCGGGCGCACCTGCTGGCGTCTGGAGTGCTACCGTGGATATCGTGGTGAAGGGCTTCGACCTGGACGCCGGGCTCCCGGTCGGCCGCGCGCGACCCGCCACCGAAACCGTATTGACCGCGGAGCCCATGTAGGAGGACCCGATGTCGGACCTGAGCCCCAACATTCGATTCGTCGAAGAGCCGCCCGGCATCGTGTCGATCCCCGGCATCGCCACCGCCGTCACGGGCGCCGTTGGCGTCACCGAGCGGGGGCCGGTCGGTGTGCCGACCCTCTGTTCGTCGTGGGACGACTACGAGCGCGTCTTCGGTGGGCTGCTGGCGGGCGAGCACAAGCTGCCCCTGAGCACGAAGGCGTTCTTCGAGAACGGTGGGACGGCGCTCTACGTGGTGCGCACCGTGCACTACGCGGACGTGAACGACCCGGCGACGCTGACCGCGATCCGCAACGCGGCGACGCTGAACGCGGGCGCCGGCGCTTCGGCCGCGGTCCAGGTGGGCGGGGCCGGACCCTACAACCTGGAGCCGGCGCAGCAGTTGATCTTCGCGGTCGACGGCGGCGGCGACAACAACGCCGTCTTCAACGCCAACGCCGAGTCGTGGCGCACCGCGGGCGCCGGTCCCTTCGACCTGGAGGACGGCGAGACGCTGCTGATCACCATCGACGCCGGCGAGCAGCAGACGGTCACCATCCTCGCGGCCGACGTGGTGGACATCGATGCCGTGACCGCCGCCGAGGTGGCGGAGCGCATCAACGCGCAGGCGTTCGGCTGCCGGGCCTACGTGGACGGCGGCGGGCTGGTGGTGCTGGAGAGCGACACCCGAGGCACCGACAGCGCCGTGTCCGTGGACGGCGGCACCGCCGCGGTCGCCATCGGCTTCGCGGCGAACGTCGCGGCCGGCGGCAACGTGGGCAACATCGACGCCGTGACCGCCGCCGAGGCGAAGACGGTGATCGACGCGCTCGGGCTCGGCGCCTCCCTGACCGTGACCACCCCGGTCGGTGGGCTCACCCTGACCACCGTCGCCACCGGCGCGGGGGCCAGCATCGAGATCAAGGCCGGCAGCGCCAACGCGCTCGGCTTCGTCGAGGGCATCGAGAACGGCGAAGCGGACGCCGCCGCCCCGGCGCTGATCGTGGACGACCTGCACCCCGGCGCCCCGGTCGGGCTCACCGCGCAGGTGGCCGCCGCGACCAACGGCGACGCCGACGACTTCAACCTGCTGATCGTGCGCGAAGGCGCGGTCGTGGAAACGCACGCGAACCTGTCGATGGACCCCGCGGCCGACCGCTACGTCGAGGACATCGTGGCCGCCTCCAAGCTGGTGCGCGCCACCGATCAGGATCTCGTGGGCAACCCGCGCCCCACCAACGCATCGGTGGCCCTGCTGGGCGGCGACGCCGGGCTGACCGATCTGGCCGATGTGGACTTCATCGGCGCCAGCACCGACGACGGACGCACCGGGCTCCGCGCCCTGGACACGGTCCTCGATCTGGCGCTGTTGATGGCGGCCGGGCGGGCGACCTCCGGCTACTCCGCGGCGATGACCACCTACGCCGAGGTCACCCGCAACGGCCGCGTCTTCGTGGTGCACGACACCCCGGCCGCGCTGTCGGTGGACGGCGCGCGCACCTACATCAAGACCACCGCCAACCTCAAGGGCTCGACCGAGTACGGCGCCTGCTGGTGGCCGCATCTCAAGATCGCCAACCCGTCCCGAGCGATCTTCGGCACCGACGCCACGATCATCATCCCCACCTCCGGCGCGATGTGCGGGCTCATGGCGCGCAACGACAAGGCGTCCGGCGGGGTCTACAAGAGCCCCGCGGGCACCTCCCGCGGCCGGCTGTTCTCGGTGGTGGGCGTCGAGAACGAGGACGCCAACCTGGAGCCGAAACGGGACCTGCTGTACCCCGACCGGATCAACGTGATCCACACGGCCGAAGGCTTCCCGATGAGCGACGGCGGCCGGACCTTCCTGGCGACCGGCAGCTTCCCGAACGTGGCGGAGCGGCGCGGGGTGATCTTCATCAAGGGCAGCCTCGACGCGGGCCTGACCTTCGTGAAGCACGAGAACCACGACGCATCCCTGCGGGGGCGCGTGCGGCGCACCGTGCGGGCCTTCCTGCTGGGCGAGATGGGCCGTGGGGCCTTCCGCAGCAAGCGGGCGTCGGAGGCGTTCTACGTGGTGTGCAACACCAGCAACAACCCGCCGACCGAGGTGGCCGCCGGACGGCTGAACCTGAAGACCGGGCTCGCCACGCAGAAGCCGGCGGAGTTCGTCACCATCACGATCACGCAGGACACGCGGGATCAGGCTGCGCAGCTGGCCGGCTGATCTGAACAGTAGGAGGACACCATGCCCGGACCCGTTGGCGAGCCCCTGAACGTCTACAGCAAGAACGCCTTCCACGTGGAGGTGAGCGGCATCCGCCGCGCCGCGTTCAGCGAGTGCAGCGAGCTATCCGTCGAGGTGGCCGTGCAGACCTACTTCGAGGGCGGGCGCGACATCCCGCACAAGAAGCCGAGCCGCCGCACCTTCGCGGACGTGACCCTGAGCCGCGGCGCCACCGGCGATCCCGAGTTCTACGACTGGATGGACAGCGTGGCGGGCTTCGCGGACGGGCTCGGCGCGGTGGGCGACGATATGAAGCGCACGCTCGACATCGTCGAGCTTGACGCGGACGGCTCCGAGGTGCGGCGCCACACCCTGTTCGGGTGCTTCCCGACGAAGCACGTGGTGGGCGAGTGGAACGCGGACAGCGACGACCCGCAGACCGAGAGCCTGACCCTGGCCTACGACTACTTCGAGCGCAGCTGACCCGCAGCTGGGCCACCCCTCAATGTCCTCCCCGAGCCGCGGTAGCCCGGGGCCGATTCCACGGAGGCGCGCCGCATGAGCAACACCATCGAGATCACCTGCCCGTCCGGGCTGCGCGCCACGGTGCGCGGCATGACCGTCAAGGAGAGCCGCGTGCTGGCCGACCGCGCCGCGGTTCGGTCGGGGCGCTTCCAGGGGAAGCTCCTGGCCGCGTGCGTGGAGGTGGACGACCCGGGGCCTGCCTACGGGGACGAGGCGCACTTGCGCGAGGGCGGCTTCGACTGGAGCAAGGCGCTCGTCGGGGACCGCTTCTACGCGCTGGTCCACGTGCGGATCGCCACCTACGGGCCGGACTTCGGCTTCCGCACACAGTGCCCGTCGTGCACCGCGCAGTTCCCCTACTCGGTGAACCTGCGCGACGACCTGGAGGTGAGCCGGCTGACCCCCGAGGACGCCGACACCTTCCGGCAGGGCAACCGCTTCGAGGGCGACGCGCCGGGCGTGGGGGGTATCGTGTTCCGCCTGCTGACCGGCGCCGAGGAACGCTTGATGGCGAAGCAGCTGCGGGGGCGCCGGCAGGACGCGCTGGCCGTGGCGCTGTCCTTCTCCGTGATCGAGTTCGACGGGGTCGCCAAGGGTGAGCGCGCGGCGCACATCGACGGGCTGTCCCTGGCCGATGCGCGCGCCCTGCGCGACTACCTGGACGAGCGCGACTGCGGGATCGAGACCGACCCGCTGATCGAGTGCCGAGAGTGCGGGTGGGAGTGGCGGGCCGATCTCCCTTTCGCGCAGGGGGAGGCGTTCTGGTTCCCGGCGAAGGCGCCGACCCGGTAGCGGGCGCCGACGCGCTGTTCCCCGAGCAATCGCTGGACGCCCTGCGGGCCGCCGTCTTCGAGGTCTGCTGGCAGGCGCACGGGGGCTCGGGCCTGTCGTGCGACGTGGCGACCGCCTATGATATGGACCTGGATGAGATCCGGGCCTTCCATGCGCTGATCGTCCAGCGGCGCAAGGACGAGGCGGCCGCCATCAAGCGGGCGGCGGATCGCGGGAGGTAGCGGTGGCGCTGAACAACCTCGGTCTCGGGTTCGTGTTGACCGCGCGCGATCTTGCGAGCCGGGGTTTGGGCAAGGTCAACCGCAGCTTCAATAAGCTCGACGCCGACACCGCGCGGGGCAGCAAGCGGATGCAGGCTTCCCTGGCCGCGGCCGGGAAGGCGATGGGCGCGCTGGTGGCCGGCGGTGTCCTCGTGGGGGGCTCCTTCGCGCTGGCGAACAAGGCGGGGGAGTTCGAACAGGGGCTCGCCAAGGTGGGCGCGATCAGCCGCGCCACCGCAGCCGACATGGAGACGCTCGAAAAGGCTGCGGCGAAGGCGGGCTTGACTACGCAGTTCAGCCCAAAGGAAGCGACCGAGGGGCTGGCCGAACTGGCGGCGCAGGGCTTCAACGCAACGGAGGCCACAAAGGCGCTGACCCCTGCGCTGGACCTCGCGGCCGGGGGGCAGATCAGCGTCGCCGAATCGACCGAGGCGATGGCGGCTGCCGTCAAGGTGTTCGGGCTGGACCTGGATAAGAGCGGGCTGGCCGCCGACAAGCTGTTGACGATCAGCAACAGCACCGCGCTCAAGAGCAAGGATCTGGCGCTGGCGCTGGGCACGGTGGGCCGCGGCGCCATCGCGGCCGGGCAGTCCATCGACGAGATCCTGCCATCCATCGGGCTCGTGAAGAACACCGGCGTCGAGGCGTCCGTCGCCGCCTCGTCGGTGTCCTCCGCCCTGCTATTCATGGGCAAGAACAGCAAGGCGTTCAAGCAGATCGGCGTGGACGTGACCGACGCGCAGGGCAAGTTCAAGCCCTTCCTCGACGTGGTGCTGGAGACGCAAGCCAAGCTCGGCGGGCTGGCCGACGACAAGAAAACCGAGAAGCTGATCAAGCTGTTCGGCCGCTTCGGGATCACCGCCTTCAGCGCGACGACGGCGCAGCTGGGCAAGGGGATCAAGAACGCGAAGGGCGAGATCGTGAAGGGGGCCGACGCGGTGGCCTTCCTGCGCGGGGAGATGGAGGGCGCCAAGGGCACCGCCAAGGAGTTCAAGCGCCGGCTGCTGGACAACTTCGCGGGCGCCAAGCAGATCTTCAAGGGCGTCGCGGACACCGCGATCATCGAGTTCGGGAAGCCCTTCAAGGACTTGCTCAAGGGGGTCGTGCGGGCCGCGTCCGCCTTCCTGAACATCCTGATCCGCGTCCTCCAGGCGATCCCCGCCCCGATCAAGAAGTTCCTCGCGGGGCTCGTGCTGGCCGCCGGCGGGCTGCTGCTGGTGGTGGGCGGCATCGCGCTCGCCAAGGTCGCCATCGGTGCGTTGATGGCGATCCTGCCTGCGGTGATCGCGGCGCTGGGCGCCATGATCGTCGCGGCCGCCCCGTTCATCGCCATCGCGGCCGCCATCGCTGCCGGGATCGCTGCCATCGCCATCGCCTACAAGCGCAACCTCGGGGGCTTCGCGGACCTGATCAACGACGGGATCGGCAAGATCCGGCTGTTCTGGAACGGGCTCCAGCAGGTGATCAACACCGGCGGCTTCAGCGGCGCGGTGATGAAGGAGTTGAACAAGGCGGAGAACGCCGGGATCAAGGGCTTCATCGTGACCCTGTTCCGGCTGTGGCACCGCGTGAAGGCGGTGTGGAAGGGCATCAAGGCGGGCTTCGAGGACTTCGTGATGCCCATCTGGAACGACGTGAAGGCGGGGATCGGGGACGCTGTGGGCGCCATCCGCGAGGCGTTCACCGAGGTAGGCAAGGCGCTCGGCTCCGCCAACGGTGCCTTCGGCAAGGTGCTCGGCAAGAGCGACGGATTCCGGTCGCTCGGCGAGGTGGTGGGCAAGGCTATCGGCGCGATCCTGACCCCGATGCTGCTGCTGATCCAGGCGTTCGCTCTGGTGGTGACAGGGGCTGCGCGCTTCACCGCGTTCCTCGTCCGGGCGGTGCGTGAGCCCGGCAAGGTGTGGCGGCAGACCGTGGCCTTCTTCCGTGAGGCGGTGGACTTCATCGGGGAGAAGATCAGCGGGATGTTCAAGATGGTGGGCGCCACCGCGAAGGCAATCGCCGAGCCGGTGGTGCGGGTGTTCCAGCGGATCGCGGACGGGATCCAGCGGGCGCTCTCCCGGGTGAAGGACTTCATCATCCGCACCATTCGGCAGATCCCCGATTGGGCGCTGCCCGAGCGGCTGGAGAAGTTCGCCCAACAGCAGACCAGCGAGGAGCGGGCGGCAAGCATCGTGGACAGCGCGGGCGCAGCAGCCACCGCGGCCGCCTCTGCCCGGCCGGCGGTGGAGCAAGCGTATGCCGCGTCGCGTGGCGTGAGCGCGGGCCTGCGCGACGGGGCCGGCAGCGTGGGCGATATGCAGGCGATGGTGGAGGCGATCATCGCGCGGCAGGCGTCGCGCCCCATTGTCCTCAAGGTGGACGGAGAGCGGATCGCTGAGGCGGTTCAGCAAGGACGGGCGTCGGGGGCCGCGCGCGGCTTCCAGACGGTGACGGTGATCTGATGGTGGTCGAGCCCCCTCTGGCGCAGCTGGTGAACCTCGACACCGACGAGGCTTACGAGGTGCAGTTCAACCCGACGCAGCTGCGCGAAGCGGTGACGGTGAACTACACCCGACACGCCGTGCCGGGCCTGAGCCACCAGCCGCTGCAGTACACCGGGACCGGCAACCGCACCCTCCCCGGCGTGGCGTTCTGGAACGACGCCGTGCTGAACGAGCGCCCCACCGAAGCCGGGATCATGGATTTTCGGCGCTTCATTCTGGCGCTTACCGTGCCGGGCGAAGGCAAGACCCGGCCGCCCCGGGTGCTGGTGTGCTGGCCGAACGTCCTCACGATGGAGGCGGTGGTGGCTTCGGCTGAATTCACCTATGACCGAATCGGGCCGCGCGAGGTGCTCACCTACACCGCGACGGTGAACTTCGAGGAGGTGCTGGACGTGCGCCGGCTGTCCGAGCACTACCGCGGCTTCGGCGCCGCCGTGATCGGGGGTTGATATGCCGCCTGGAGCCGTGAGCCGCCACCTCCACACCGAGGGCGTGATCGACTCCGCGGGCCGGAAGTGGCTCACGCACCGCGAGCCCTACCGCTACGTCGAGCACGCCGACACCACGCTCCACGCGGTGGTCCAGGGCGACACCCTGTCCTCCTTGGCCGACCGCTACTTCGCGGCCGAGGCGCGCGCTGCGGGCTTCTGGTGGGCGATTGCCGACTTCCAGCCGCAGCCGATCATCGACGGGACGTTGCAGCTGGAGCCGGGCGCCGTGATCCACGTGCCGTCTCTGCGGGTGCTGCGGACGGTGATCCTGGCCGATCCGCGGAGGCGATGATGGACCGCACCGGGCCGGCGATCTCGGTGACGGTGCTGCCGGATGAGCGTGCCCGGGAGGGGCGCCCGTCCGACGTGCTGGCCGACCGCGTGCTGGGCTTCACCTTCGAGGACGCCGACCGCAAGGCGGACAAGGCGACCTTCACCCTGCGCAACGACGATCTCGCGCTGTTCCTCCTGGGCGAAGACGTGCTCGGTGGGACGCTGCTGGAGGTGACGTGGGGCTACCCCGGGGCGATGGCACCGCCGCGCCGCGTGGTGGTGAAGAAGCTCACCGGCGGGCTACAGCTGTCGGTCGAGGCGCAGGCGCTCTCGATGCAGCTGGCGCGCAACCCGAAGACCCGCGCATGGCAGGGGGCCACCCGATCCGAGGTGGTGCTGGAGGTGGCCGCCGAGCACGGCTACGAGGGCGCCTTCGCCGAGGTGCACGAGACCGACGAGCCCCTGGACGTGAATCAAGTGGGCGAGACCGACGCGCACCTGTTGGCCCGGCTGGCGCGCGAGGAAGGCTACGAGTTCTTCGTGGACGAGGGTGTCCTCCACTGGCACGAGCGGAAGCTGGATCAGGCGCCGACGCACCTGTTGCGATGGGAGGGCGGGGACACCGGCGAGATCATGGGCTTCGACATCACCAGCGACCTCGTCCGGCGCGTGGGCCGGGTGAAGGTGCGGGGCCGCGACAGCATCGCGAAGAAGGACGTGGTGGCGACCGCCGACGCCGACACCGACGACCGACCCACGGTGGGCAAGGTGAAGGAGGTGCCGCCCTTCGAGGAGCGGGTGGACCCCGAGAGCGGCGCCGTGATCCGCCGCAACGCGACCACCGTCGAGCGGGGCACCAGCGCCAAGACCGACGCCGACGCGAAGCGGGAGGCGCGTGCGCGCTTCCGGCGGGCCGACCGCAAGACGGTGAAGCTGACCCTGCGGTGCATTGGCGACGCCACCCTGCGGGCGAAGGCGCTGGTGGAGGTGCAAGGGCTGACCGAGATGTTCGACGGGCTGTACTACGTCGAGCGGGCGACGCACTCGATCCAAGGCGGGGGCGGCTTCACGACCGAGCTTGCGCTGGTGAGCGACGCCAAGGGGGCGCTCGCCCGGCGGCGGGCGGCGAAGTCGCGACCGCAAGGCGGGCAGGCGAACCGGGCCGCGGTGCCCGAGCCCGGTCGCACCGAACAGGTGGAGCGCGTGGACGGCGAGAGCGGCGCCGTGCGAACCTCCTACCGTGCGGCGCCTGGACCGCGCACATCCGCCGACCCGGAAGCGAGGCGCACCTGATGGACGCCTTCGACGACAACCCCGCTGGCTCTGCGCGCCTGCCGTTCTTCTATGTGGGCGTCGTGGCCGACCGGGAGGACCCCGAACACCTGGGCCGGGTGCGGGTACGGATCCCGGGCGTGATGGAGCCGTCCTCCCCGTGGGCGCTTCCGCTCGGGACCGGCGGCGGAGGTAGCACCAACCGCGGGCTGTTCACTGTGCCGGCGCTGGGCGCCGAGGTGGGCGTGTTCTTCAATCAAGGCGACCCGAAGGCGCCCCACTACATCACCGGGAATTGGGGCAAGCCCGGGGGCGCGAGCGAGGTGCCACCGCAGGCGCAGGACACCTACGAGAACACCGTCCTCGCGACCGAGGACTTCCGGGTGGAAGCGAACCAGACCGAGGGCGGGCGCGTGCTGCGCCTGAGCAACGTGCGCACCGGCGACGTGATCGAGGTGAACGCCGACAGCAACAGCATCCTCATCGCGGCGACGACGACCCTGCGGTTGCAGGCGGTGGGCGAGATCGTGTTGGACGCCCCGGTGATCACCATCGGCGACCGCCCCTTCCGGGTGGGCATCGAGGACGAGGTCTAATCGATGGCTGACGAGGCGCCGCTGTTCACGCTGCCCGAGGACTTCTTCTGCCTGGAGATCCCCGAGCTACCGGACCCGTGCAAGGCGCTTTTCCCGGGTGGTGTGACCCTGGAATCCCCCGACCTGCTGGAGCTACTGCAGCCCGCGCTGGCGCCCCTTGCCCCGATGTTCGACATCATCGAGGTGATCGTGGCGATCAAGAACTGCCTCGAAGCGATCCCCGACGCGATTGCGCAGCTGAACCCGCAGCCGATCATCGACTGCTTCCCGCCGCTGGCGGAGAAGATCGCGAAGCTGCTGCGCCTGCTGCCGCAGGTGAGCCTGCCGGCGCTGATCGTGGCGATCATCGACTGCATCGCGGGCAAGCTGCGGCAGGTGCGGGGCTTCCTGCAGCGCCTGCTGTTGCAGGTGCAACGGCTGGCCGCGGTGCTGGAGCGTGCCGCCGAGCTTGACGACCCGAACCTGAACGGGATCGCGGTGTGCGGCAACGAGCGCGCGGGGGTGATGCTCACCAATGAGATGAAGGGGCTGGTGGTGGTGGGGAGGCTGCTTGGCTTCGTCGTGCTGCTGTTCGACCTGATGGGCATCGACGCCTCGATCCCCGACCTGTCCGCCCTGACCGGCGCTCCCTTGGAGGCGGCAATCGAGCCCC